TACTAGTTTTAGCCGTAGAAATGTTTAGATACAATTGGGCACTTCATTGAGTCTTCAATTTAAGTTTATTCATGGAAAATACAATCTAACTTCACGCGAAGAACATATAAATGGCAGTTGTTACTTACAAGACCGCTCCAAGCGTAGCCAACGCAGCTTTCAATACTCCAAGCGTAGTTTACGCAGCTATTAAAGTAGTCAGTAGGCAGACGAAGAACGGAGGAATCGAGTTCTCTAACTTGAGACTCCGACAACAAGTAGAAAGTTTCAGACACCTTGTTGTTGAACCTCCCCGACCACGTAGAAAGGTCGTTGTACCCACCAAAGTAGGCCCCTATTATGATGGATACTTCTTCAAATACCCTCCCCTTACAGCAGTAGGAATCTCAGATCCCACTCCGATTAAGACCGGGGTAGTTAGAGCTATCAGTAGAAAACAACACAAGATTAGGTCCATTATTCCCGACACATCAGAACTCAACACCTATGTGTCAGAACAAATTTCCCTAGCTGAGTATATGCCAGAATATGTTCCCCCAACACTTAGAGAAGAATATGTTGTAGACCAATTTGCAGAGAAGATTTTTAATAGGATTCTTGATGTTATAGAACGTAATCCATCAGAGGAGAACGTAGAATCTCTTATTGACATCATTAGCACAGATGAAATTCATCGTTTGATTTATTCAGTTAAACCAGCATTTAAATATCAACTCAGTCATTACATTTCATTTATTTCTCAATCAGCTCAAGTTAAAGATATTCTAGAAGTATTTAAAACATTTAGCATTTTGACACAAGCAGCAATAGATACCCCCAGCAAAATTAGAAATAACATAAGAAGTAAAAATTCAAAAACTCTTATGACACTTATTAAGTATGCGACCGCTACCCACAACTATAGACCTTCAGTGGTTAGCGAGCAAATATTCGAGAATACTTTTAATATGCCAGGTAATATAAATTCAGCATGTACTAAGATCGCATCAATGTCAGATAATATTAGTCAAACTTCAACTTCAATTAACAATTGTACCAATGAGTTTAGAGAACAATTAGATAAAATTATTGACGCAATGTCATCTTCAACAGCACAAATTTCTCAAGTTAAGACTTTCTTTGATTCAGTAAAAGAAAATATTATTAATAATATGTTAAGTATTCCAGTAGTTATGTATAGAATTATTTCAGCAAATAACATTTGGTCATGTTTAGGAGACCTTTCAATTTTAATGTCATTATTAGGTATTTCAAAACATGTTATAGAATTTATTAAAGATAAATATAAGAAATATACATCAGTAGCAGAAGTTCAGGAACAAAGCGCAACATTTAAATTAATTTCAGTCATTACTATTTTATTACAAAAATATATCCCATCAGTAGGAGGATCATTTAAAATTTTCGAAATTATGAGAGAAGCAAAAGCATTTGCAGAACTTAGAGAATATTTAGAAGCAGTTTTAGATGAGTGGGGTATTTATACTTCACCTAAATTATTAGAAATTAAACTAATGAGAGAAAAGATAGCATATTTGTATAAAGAGTATATTGAACTAGAAGCTTTATTCCATTCCAAGCCTACTAGATTTTTAGCAACTAAACTTAATAATAGATTTGAAGATAGACTCATGAGAATGAGAAACGTAGAAGCAAAATTCGTCAGAGGTGGCGTTTTAGATTATGCAGGATCAACATTCATTCAGGAAGTCAAATTATTAGGATCAAAATATCAATCATTATTCGAAGCAATTAGACGTGTTAGAGATGGATCATCAGTTAGAACAGAACCAGTAGCTTTATGTTTTGTAGGAGCTCCTGGATGTGGTAAGACCATATTCGCAGGAGAATTTATTACCCATACAGATACAAAAGAATCTATTTTAGTTAAAAATCTTAAATCATCAGGTCTAGATCAGCAAGAAATTTTTGATGATATGGATATTCCCAATTGGACTAGATGGGCAGAAAATTTTCAGCAAGGATCAGACTTTGCTGACGGATATAAAGGACAAGAAGTACACATAGCAGATGATGTATTCCAAGAAGCCGCAGATGGAGATCATCAGCGGTGGATTAATTATGTATCAACAACAGAATTTTTGACCAATCAGGCAGCTTTAGAAGATAAAGGTAGAAGATATTTGTCCAAATTAGTAGTATCAACATGTAATCATTTCCCCCTTTCAAGTAAAACAATTAAAGATGTTACAGCCCTTCAGCGTAGATTTTCTATTGTTAGATGCCAGAAAGTCCCCGGAGTTCCCATGAATTTAGATGATAAAACTTTCCCTCATTTGAAATTTTACTTTTATCAAGATGGAAGAGATTATGTTAAAGATACCACTAAAACCGGAGGTAAATTAGTTACAGCAGATGAATTAGCATTAGAGACCCTTCAACTTTTGAAACAGAAATCCATTATTTACCAAAAACAGACAGGATCTTCCACAGCAGAGCAGATAGTTACCGCAAAAGAAGTTTCATGGGTAGAAATGGAACAATTAGAAAGACTTATGGATTCATCAATAGTTAGATTACCAGAGTTTTGGATTGATTTAGGAGACAACTTTGGACAAGGAGACGATAATGTATCAGAAGCAGCAGATAAAATTTTCAAAATGTTACGTAAATTAAAGTTTAAATGTGAATTAGGAAATTATGTTCCCCTTATTGAATTAGTCAGAACAGAACAGAAGTGGAAATTATCAACTTATGTTATGCAACATCTGACGGCAGTACATCCGTCTTCAGAAAGATTTTTATTTAATGCAGGAGGATTTAGTGTCCTTACCAAAGTAGCAGGAAAGACTTTTAAATATTTATATGCAGATAGATTATATGTAGCAACTAATACAAATTGTCATAATTATTTCAAAGATCAACAACCCGAAAATTTTGATACCCCCAATTTTAGAGAATTTGACACCCCCCATCCAGATGAACATTTTGGTGATTGTTATGCAAATGATGAAGAGAGAAAAGCCGCAGAAGACGCCGCAGAAGATGCAGCTAGACAACGAGCAGAAGATGCAGAAGACACCCCACCAGATCCCAGAGAACAAGAATTTAGAGAACAGTTTAGTAGATCCAGATTTGAGAGACTCTCAGATTTCTTTAAGATGCTTTGGGAAGCAATTAAACGTATAGGAATTAAAGCTTTAGAAACAACTAAATGTGTATTATCAGATTTATTAGCTTTTGTCATGTCTTATTCAGTTAGTGCAATGGAAAATATTAGATTTTATTTCAATATGTTAGTAGAACAATCATATGTATATAAAGGAGTAGTACTAGGTTCAATTGCACTTATTGTATTTTCAGTATATAAATTGTATTATGTGTATAACAATAAAGAATGTAGTGATTGCAGAGACAAAATTGATCAAATTAAAGAATATCATGTAGAATTATCATCTAATTATTGTAAGAAGTTTTGTTGGGATGGTCACGCATGTGATAATTTCAAAAATTTACTAGTTAGGATAGAGAGACAGTTTTGTAATTGTGGAGACACTTGTGACCAATGTAATCATTTAGCCTCAGTATGTAAAGAAGGAGATTTAGAAAGATATATTCAAATTATTAAACTTATTGACCCTAGACAAGTAACAGAAGTTAAACATTTATTCAATATCATAGAAGTGGAATCAGAAAATCCCCTTTTAACTAAAAGATCATCATTTAAATTCGAAGATTCCAGTAATTCAATGACAGCTAAGAAACGTAATATGAAATTTGAAGATTCTAGTAATTCACTATCGGCAAAGAAAAGAAATCTCCAATTTGAAGATTCTAGTAATTCCCTTTCAGCAAAGAAACGTATGATGCAATTTGAAGATTCAAGTAATTCATTGTCAGCAAAGAAGAGAAATATGAGATTCGAAGGAAAGGATCTTTTCTATGGTGAAGATAAATTCACTGTATCAGAGCAGGTATTAACAGACGAGGCATCAGCAGAATTAACAATGAAATTGATAAAAGAATGTAATCCGATGATGTATAGAAGAAAAGTAGGAACAGATCAAGCAGCCAATCTTAGAGGAATAGGTTATGGACATACTATGATTACCCCAGCACATTTCTTTGTACCAGGTGATTTCGAATACTATTTTATGCGTAATGATAGAGAAATTTTTGTTACCCCAGTTCATATTGATAGATCTAAAGACGTAGCTATTTCAAATTTTTCAACCAAAGAGAACGCTTTCCCTATGACAGCGTATAATAACTTAGTTAACGAATCAGAATTAGAGTCATCATTAGCTAGATCAAGTTCATGTTATTTAAATGTTTCTTATAATGGTATGTATATTATGATGCAAGTTAACGCCGCCCCAGTTTTCCAGAAAAGACTTATAGTAGAGAGAGGTGATGGCAGAGACGAAGAAGTAGTATATAAAGAGTTATTAACAGTGTCAACATTTTCTCATGTCGGTGTCCCAGAAACTAGAGCAGGACAGTGTGGAGGAGTACTTGTTATGATTAACCCCGCCGCAAAACGTAAATTGATAGGATTTCATGTCTTAGGAGGTGGCCAGTGTCTTAGTGCCATCCTTACTAAGGAATATGTAGATAAATATTCCGCGTGTAAAGTAGTTCCAGAAATTTTAGTAGAACATTGTGCTGCACAAGAGCCCAATGGTGATATCGATTACCTTAATTTAGCACCAACAATTAGAGATAACCCACTTTACCCAGAAGCCCCAGATATAGAGTATGTAGGAGAATATATATGTAGAACAGTAGCAGGTTCCAACAGTAAACTCATGGACCATCCCTTTAAAGGAACTTTTGAAATTAAAGTAGGTAAAGCCCCAATTAATATTGAAGATGTAGAAGATACTTCCCAACTTAAATTAAATGCTAAAGGACAACCCGATATTTTGTATACCCAATTATGTAAATATTCAAAGACTTTCGCCCCCGTAGAAGGATTAGATCAAGATTTAACCGAGATGGGAGCAGCCATCTCCGACCTTTTCATCGCAGAAATGATGGGAGAGGATTTATCAGAAATGACAGAAGAAGAAGCATTATCAGGTAGACTAGATTTTCCAGATTCAGAACCTTTAAATATGAAAACGACAGCAGGAGAACCGTGGTCCAGAGTAGGAAAAACCCCCGGTAAGCAAAAGAACGCATATCTTAAGATTAGAATTGAAGAAAATGGTAGGAAAATGTACACAATTGATAGGTCAACTCAGCATGGTAAAGATTTAGCATTAGCAGTAGAACGTAAAGATAAATACTTGAAGCAAGGACAGAGAGTTATGTCAGTATGGAAAAATTGTTTAAAAGATGAAACTAGACCATTAGAAAAGTGTAGACTAGGAAAAACCAGATTATTCACAGCAGTACCTTATGAAACAGCAATTTTATCTAGAAAATATTTCGGAAAATTTAAAGAAGTTTGGCAATCCAAAAGAAGAGACTTGTTTCATTCAGTAGGAATTAATCCATGCTCACGAGAATGGACTCAATTAGCTAGATATCTTTCAAATAAAGGAGAAGAATTTTATGATGCAGATTATTCTGCATACGACGGATCTTTAAGAGCAGATTTCATGAATACAGCAGGAGCAATAGTAATTAGAACAATAGACAGAGTCTCAGGAATAGATGTAGATGCAGCAGCCACCCTTTGGAGTGAGTATGTAGAGACATATCAAGTTAGTGGATCCAATATTCATTTAGTAAAACATGGTAATCCATCAGGAAACCCTATGACAACAGTTATAAATTGTATAGTTAATTTTATGTACCATTGGTGGTGTTATAGGAAGATTACTGGAAAACTAAATTTGAATTCATTTACAAGAGATGTAGGCTTTACTTGTTTTGGTGATGACGTAGTATTTTCAACAAATTCAAAGATTACAGGATATAGTTTCAAAGAAGTAGCAAAATGGATGAAAGTATTAGGTCAAGACTATACAACAGCGCAGAAAGACAGCAATGACATAGGAGCACGTAAATTAAGTGAAATAACATTCCTAAAACGTAGATTTGTATTAGAAAACGGTTTTTATTTGTGCCCCATAGATAGAGACTCAATAGAACAACAATTTAATTATACCAATATAGATGCTAATAATTCAGAGAACATTAAAGATCAGATAGATAATGCAATGGTAGAAGCTTGTCAACATGGTAGGGATTATTTTGTTTATTTTAGAGAGAAAATTCGCAGTGCTTTATTCAACAATCATCATTTAAGGAGAGAGATAGGATTAGACCTACCAAATTATTCTAGTGTTGTAGAAATTCTGATTAAACGTTTCGATATATGATCACGTCGATAACTGCGTGTGTTGGTTTAAAATGTGTACATGTGCGCAAAGCCAAGACACGTTTGGACCCCAAGGGTCAAAATATTTTAGGGAA